ATGATGTAACAGATGAAGAAAGAGCTGCGCTTAGAAGATACGTGCCTAACTGGTCAAAAAACTCAACAATATTACCAATAAAAAACAAAGACGGTTCGTTTGAGTATGTAGATTTTAGTCATGCTAATGCATATGACACATTAATTAGACCATTACAGACAGTTGTAAATAGAGTGGCTGATGGAGATACAGATAACGATGGAATAGTTAATGACTTTATTGGTGGTATGTTTGAAGCCATGAAAGAATTTGCATCACCGTTTATATCTGAATCTATTTGGACTGAAGCTGTTGCAGATTTACTTATTAGAGGTGGTAGAACTCGAGAAGGTTTCCAAGTATTTAATCCACAAGATACAGCAGGAGATAAAGCTAGTAAGATTATGGCTCACTTAGTTCGTGCACAAATGCCTTTTTCAGTAAATCAATTAAAAAGATTAGACCAATCTATTGAAGAGGTTGATGTAATTACAAAAGGTAAATTTGACAAGTACGGACAAACTTATGAATTTGGTGACGAGTTTGCAGGACTGTTTGGTTTTAGAGCTGTGCCTGTAAATCCAGAGAGAGTTTTAAATTTTAAAATAGCAGATTTTCAAAGAGGAACTAGAGAGTCTAGATCTTTGTTTACAAGAGAAACTTTAAGAGGTGGACCAGTGGAACCAAGAGAACTTGTAGATGCGTTTATAAATGCAAACAGAGCTCTGTTTGGTGTTCAAAAAACTATGAAACAGGATATGGAAGCTGGTCAAGTATTGGGTTTAGATGAGGAACAAGTGATAGAGTCTTTTGATAGAGTTGGAACAAGAGCTTATGATGCTTTAAACGATGGAGAGTTTAGACCTTTTTTACCTTCTAGAGAAATTGAAAATGCTTTTGAAGAAAATGCAGCACGTTTAGGTATATCCAATCCTTATGAAGAAGCAGTTGATTCTATTGAAGAGATTTACGATCAATTAGAATCTCTTACATTAGACGAACCATTCTTCCCTACAATTGAAAACCCATTATTGCCTATAATGCAAGACACACCAGTAACGCAAACTTCGTTAAATTTACCGTCTGTTGATCAATCTGTTATGACACAAACGCAGGCAGCTAACCAATTTTCTAACTTGACAATGGATCAAAAAATTCGTTTACTATTTCCAAATGGCTAAAGATAATGCATTACAGAGAATAGAATCTCATGAGAAGCTTTGCAGAATAATGCAAAAGCAGACTCATGATAAGATACATAAAATAGAACATCAAATAAACCGTATAGAAAGTATCTTATTAGTGTCTGTTGGTGCATTGATTACCGGCATGGCGTATGTTATATTTACATTGTTAACAAAATAAAAATGAATCTTTCACGGAACTTCACTCTCTCAGAGCTTACTAAAAGCGACACCGCTATACGTAAAGGCATCAACAATAATCCTAACGCAGAGCAAATAGAAAAACTAAAAGCACTATGTGAAAATATCCTACAGCCTGTACGTGATCACTTCGGCAGAGTTAAGGTAACCAGCGGATACAGGTCACCAGAATTATGTCAAGCTATTGGCAGTTCTGTAAATTCACAGCATGCCAAAGCTGAGGCCGCCGACTTCGAATGTATTGGCGTAGACAACGCTGAACTTTTTGATTGGATTAAAAATAATCTTTCACCGGATCAATTGATATTAGAGTTCTACACTCCAGGTGAACCTAACTCGGGTTGGATACATTGCTCGTGGATTGAAGGAACACCAAGAGCAAGTTTTTTACACGCGTATAAATCAGAGGGTAAAACAAAATACAGACCTATAATGGGAAGCGCTAAGGATATAGTTTAAATCCAGTCCTTTAATTCTTCACCCATAATTTGACTAGCAATATCTACTTTCTTTTTTAAAGCTTTTACTATTCTGTCATCAACAGTATCTTCACAGATAATGTCTATGTAAGTCATTGGATGTTCTTGACCAATACGGTCAATTCTAGCTTCTGACTGTTGTCGTTTTTCTAAATCATAGCCATTTGAATAATAAACCATGGTGCTTGCCGCTGTTAATGTAATACCATAACCACCAGTTTGAGTCGTGCCTATGAAAAAACGGACCGGGGACAAGGGATCTTGAAATTTTTCTATATTTGTTTGACGTTCTGCCATTGGTGTAAGGCCATAATAATCTACAAAACTATTTTCGCCAAATTTTTTACGTATCTCCTCTATTATCCTATGTACATCTTTTTGCCAGTGTGCCCAGATAACTACTTTTCCTTCTACTTCATCTAATACATCCATCAATTCTGGAAGTCTGTTTGATTTAACCTCTTTAGTTGTGCCATCATCGGCTGTAAAATGTCCACAAGTAATTTGTTGTAGTCTCATTAACTGAGTCAAGACAGTGGCTGTAGTCATTATCTTACCGTCCATTTGCGCTAACGCTAATGTTTTCATTTGTTTATATAATTTTAATTGATCGGGTGTTAATTGAACGGTACGTTTCATAAATGTTTTTTTAGGTAAATCTAAACAATCGTCTTTTAATACACGATAAGAAAAAGATTTTAGTTTTTCTGATAGTTCAGCAAGATGCTGATAACCTACAACAATTTGAACAGACCTGCCACCAAAGTTAGCTGTTTTCATTTTAGCATATCTAGTTCTAAACGTGTAATAAGACGTATGTCCTAGTAATTCTTTTTTAAGAAACTCACATTGTTTGTATAAATCTAATGGTGACTTAGTTACAGGGGAGCCAGTTAATATTCTTTTATATGCTGCATACTCTCCAAGAGAACATATGTGTCTAGTTCTTTTAGCATCTGGATTTTTAATTGTAGTAGACTCATCAATAGCCATTATAGTTCTATGACATCTTAAAAATTTAGCAGCAAACTCTACACCTTTTTTAGTAGAAAAGGCTTCTACATTCATAATTAAAACATGAAGGTCTTCTCCTACAGCAAATAATTTATCTAATTCTTTTTGTTGTTTTTGATTAATGTTTGCTTGCCATAACACGTCTTCATATTCTACATGATCTGGCATATGCGTAGGCAGTTCTTGTTCGTACCAGTTTTTGTATACACCTTTTGGTGCCACAATTAAGACACCATTTATCTTGCCTTGATCGTATAACATTGCAATATTATCTATCAGTACTTTTGATTTACCAGTACCCATTTCCATAAAATAGGCAAAGTACTCCTTATCCCATGACATTTCCAATGCTTTTAATTGATGCGCATATGGCTTAGTCTTAAATCTATAATTCATAATTTTTTCTTTCTTGACTTATCTATATAACATCCTATATATTATTTGTCAATGTCAGAAAGAAAAAAAATAGTATACGTGATTCAAGAATTACCAGGGACAAGAGCCGGTGCACCTAAAATAAATATTATGAGTGCAAGAGAATATGGCGAGTTTAATTTTTTGTTACCTGAGTTTTCACAAATTATTTTTTCTCCTGGACCATTAGTTTTTAAATTAAGAAAACTTTTAAAAGATTATACTCCAGAAGATTATTTATTATTGACAGGTGATCCTGCAATTATTGGAGTCGCATGTTCTATTGTTTCTGAGATGACAAATGGCAAATACAACTTGTTAAAATGGGATAAACAAGATAGAGTTTATTACCCAATAAAAATTAATTTACATGAGAAAGGAGAAATGGATGATTGATTTTGAACAAGATCAGAGAGAAGATTTAGATGGTGCTAATGATGCCAATAAATTATCTGATCAAGTAGTAAAACTACAAGAACTAGAACAGAGTCTTTTAGTTAAAGAACAAGAACTAAAAGAACTAAAAAGAAAAGTAGAATTAGTTTCTGCCGAGGTAATACCAACTATGATGCAAGAGATGAATATCTCTACATTAAAGTTGGCTGATGGTACCTCTGTAGAAGTTAAACCAGTATACGGTGCTTCTATACCTTCTGATAAGAAGGAGGAAGCTTATAAATGGCTTCGTGAGAACGGCCTAGGTGATCTTATTAAAAATGAGGTTACCGTTGCTTTTGGTCGTTCCGAAGATGACAAGGCACAGCAATATGCTGTCCTTGCGCAAGGTCAAGGGTATGAACCAGTCCAGAAATTAAAGGTTGAACCCATGACACTTAAAGCATTGGTTAGAGAGCGTATTGAAAATGGACTCGATATGCCCTCTGACCTTTTTAACGTGTTCACAAGCAACAGAACAAAAATAACAAGGAACAAATAATAATGAACCAAGTAACAGAGAAAAAGTCTGCACCACTTCCAACAAATATGTTTGAAGAAGATGCAGCAAAAGGTTTGGGCAAAATAGGTCAAGAAGATCTAGCTCTTCCTTTTTTAAAAATCCTTGGACAGCTTTCACCGGAAGTTAACAAACGTGATGGTAAGTATGTCGAAGGTGCAGAGCCAGGAATGATTTACAATTCTGTCTCTGGAGATTTATACGACGGTGTCAAAGGCATAGATGTAATTCCGTGCTTTTACAAACTCGAATACATCGAATGGAAAGACAGGGGAGAAGGACCAGGTGCACCAGTTGCAATCTACGACTCTTCTTCTGACATCATGTCCAAAACAAAACCAGATGCAAACTACAAAGATAGATTACCGAATGGTAACTATATTGAAAAGACTGCATCACATTTTGTAATCATAACTGGTGACAGTCCTTCGACTGCATTGATAGCTATGAAATCTACTCAATTAAAAATTAGTAGAAAATGGAATTCAATGATGTCGGGAATAAAACTAAAAGGTAAGAACGGTTTATATACACCGGCATCTTTTAGCCACATTTACAAACTAAAGACTACTCAAATGTCTAATGATAAAGGCACTTGGTTTGGTTGGGAAGTTAGTAAAGTTGGCCCTATTTCTGACGCAAGCATCTATCAGCAAGCTAAATCGTTTTCTGAAAGCATCTCAAAAGGTGCAGTGAAAGCAAAGCATGGTGAAGAAAAGCCGGCAGAAAGTAGCAGCATTATATAATTCTCTAAGAGAATAAGTGCACAGTGTGGGCCAGGAGGGAGACTGAGTGGCCCACATTAAGGTAATTTATGGATGAAAAGTATATAAAATTTTTTGAAGGATATAGGCAGGCTTATGGTGTAGCAGATATGTCTACACTAAAGATAGACCCAGAAAGCAGAAAGCAAAAGCCGATATACAGATGGAACGATCAAGAACTTACAGATAAAATTTACAAGAATCATTTAGAGGGCACACAATCAATAGGTGTTCAACCATGCAATGAAGATGCAGAGGCAAGATTTGGCGTGATTGACGTAGACCCTAATAACTACGAAGACTTTGACAAAAAATTTTTTATAGATTTAATTCAAACATACAAGCTACCACTAATACCTGTCTTATCTAAAAGCGGTGGACTTCACTTGTTTATTTTTATGGATAAGTTTGTATCGGCAGCTTTAATAAAATCTTTTTTAAGTAACCTGCTTCCAATATTTAAATTAAAACCAGACTGTGAAATATTCCCAAAACAAACACAATTAACAAAAGATAATGAAACAGGTAAATTAAATAAAGGTAACTTTATTAACCTACCTTATTTTAAAAAATCAGAACGGGTTGCTATTAATTTAGATGGCACACCTTTTACATTTGAACAGTTTATTAAAGTAGTAGAGAACAATACAGTTAATGAAAAAGATTTAAAGATAATAACTGAATCTATTGAACAGCAAGATATGGAAGGTGTGGATGAAGAGTTTGTCGAAGGTCCACCTTGTCTAGCGCATTTATCTAAAATAATGAAAGACCCAAAGTTTGATGGTAAAGATAGGTTTATGTATAACTATCACGTCATGGTTAAGATGAAATATCCAGACTCATGGCAACAAAAAGTTATGAACGCACCAGTAAAATATTTTATAGGTGAACATGCAAACGCCTGGGACAAGCAAACATTAAATCAAAAAGTTAGATCGTGGTCAAAACAATTCAAAGGGTATACCTGCACTCAAAGTCCAATTAGTGAGCATTGTAAAAAGGGTATATGTGTTAAAAAAAGATTTGGAATATTAGCTGGATCAAAGGGTAACTATCCTGTGTTAACAAATTTAAAAAAGATAGACTTAGATCCAGAACCAGAATATGAATTTGATGTCACTAAACCAGATGGTATTAGCACAGCTACTGTACATTGTAGATCTATTGAACATTTAAATGACCAACGTAAACGTAGAAATGCAATTGCAAAAGCCGCAGGGTTTCCGCCACCTATTATAAAAGGTGACGAAGATCAAACAGTATTAGAAACATTATTTAAAACACAGAAGTTGGTGCATCCACCGATAGGCACATCACCAAAAGAAAAATTACACGATGTATTACATGCAAAAATAAATGGACCAAAAGCCATGAACGATGCAAGTTTTAAATCTGGCACCGTATTAATTGAAGATGGTTACGCATATTTTAAATTTGATAAATTTTATGACAAGTTGAGATCTAAGAACTGGAAATACAGTGAAGACAAAACTGGTGTTATGATGAAGTCAAACTACAAACAATGTGACATACAATTTTTAGAACAAAAAAGATACCCTACAAAAGAAAAAGGTAAATACAATACACCCACAAAAAATATTGTAATGATCGATATAGAAGAGTTTAAAGACATAGTTATTAATCATACTAAAATAAAACATAACACGGAGATAATGTGATTAGAAAAATATTGGGTCCACCAGGTACAGGTAAAACAACTAAACTTATTCAGTATGTAAAAACATTTGTTAAACTTGGTACACCTATTGATAAGATTGGATACTTTGCATTCACAACAAAAGCTGCAAACGAGGCGGTAGATAGAATGTTAGATACTTATCCTAAATTACAAAAGAAAAATTTAAAACATTTTAGAACACTACACTCACTGGCATTTAATCAATTAGGTATAAAGAAAGCACAGGTAATGCAAGATGAACACTACGAAGACATAGGTAGAAAATTAGGAATAGAAGTTACAGTCTATTCTAATGGAGAAGAGAAAACAGGGTTTGTGGATTCTGATAGTGAATATTTTAATATAATAAATGCAGCAAGAATTAAGAACGTATCAATTGAAGATGAATATAACACAGATATGTATTCCGAAGATATAGACAAACATCAATTACAAATTTTAAAAGACGAAGTAGATAATTATAAACAAGCATATGGCCTGGTAGATTTTACAGACATGATTGAAAAATTTAATGTGGCTAAATTGTGTCCAAAATATGATGTAATATTCGTTGATGAGGCACAAGACCTATCACCAATACAGTGGAAAATGTACGATATACTTAAGAAAAATTCTAAATATGTTATACTAGCAGGTGATGACGATCAAGCCATTTATGGCTGGGCCGGTGCAGATGTTAAGAGGTTTCAAGACGAGCCAGCTAAAGACATAATCTTGCCACAATCTTACCGAGTGCCTAGACAAGTACAACACATAGCAGATCAAATACTAAGTCGAATACCAGATGACAGAAGAATTAAAAAAGAATGGGCACCGCGTCCAGAACCAGGGACCACAAATCACATAACTTCTATTGAAGATGCACCTTTGCACGAAGGTAACTGGTTAATACTTGCACGAACAAATGACAAATTAATTAAATTAAAATCTACGTTGAAGGACATGGCTATTTATTTTGAGATAAAAGGTAGAAAAAGTTACAGAACAAGACTGTATAAATCAATACAAGATTTTACTCGTTGGACTAACGGAGACAAGTTATCCTTATCTGAATGCAAAGATTTATTTGAATTTTTAGAAGAAGAAGCACCAACAGAAGAAAGAATGTATGATTTATTTGAGTGGGGATATTCAAAAACACAAAGGTGGTTTGATGTATTCAAAACTGATCCAGAAGAAAGTTTATACATAAGAGAAATGTTACGTTTAGGAGAAGAATTATCTAAACCGGCAAGAGTTAAACTATCTACAATACACGCAGCGAAAGGTGGTGAAGCAGAAAATGTTTTATTAATTTTAGATAACACTAAAAAAATAAGAGATGCAATAGAGAAAAGTCAAGACAAATACGATGAGGAACAAAGGGTTTGGTATGTAGGCGTTACACGTACGAAACAAAACTTATATGTTCTAACAGCAAAACAGGAGGACAAAGGTTATGACATCGAAAGTTTGGGATAAACAACACGGAGGATCACATTACCAAAAATATAAAATACAGCCTAGTAAGTTTGTAGTGGAGAATGAATTGCTATATCCTGAAGGTTGTGCTATAAAATATATTATTAGACACCGTGATAAAGGAAAGAAACAAGATTTGTTAAAAGCAATACACTTCATAGAAATGATTATCGAAAGGGATTACAATGAAAATTCCTAAGTTCGAAGCACAAACGGAGTGGGTAAAACCTACTGAGTTTCCAGACCTACGTAATGTAGATGAGATTGCAATAGATTTAGAAACAAAAGATCCAGACTTATTAAAGAAAGGATCTGGTTCTGTAATTGGTAATGGTGAAGTTATAGGCATCGCTGTTGCTACAAATTTTTACAAAGGATATTTTCCTATTGCACACGAGGGTGGTGGTAATATGGAAAAGGCAAGAGTCTTATCTTGGTTAAAAGATATACTCGAAGCCCCATCTACAAAAATATTTCACAATGCAATCTATGACGTATGTTGGTTACGAGCGATGGGTTTTAAAATAAACGGTAACATTGCCTGTACAATGATTGCATCAGCATTGACTGATGAAAACAGATTTAGATATGATTTAAATAGTTTATCATGGCATTATCTTGGTTACGGAAAAAACGAGGCTGCACTTGCAGAAGCTGCACAAGAGTGGGGCATTGATCCAAAATCAGAAATGTACAAATTACCTTCTATGCATGTTGGTGCATACGCTGAGCGTGACGCTGAAGTTACATTTGGTTTATGGCAAGAGATGAAGAAAGAAATTATTAGTCAAGATTTAGAAGATATATTTGATTTAGAGTCTGATTTATTTCATTGCCTGGTTGACATGAGATTTAAAGGTGTGCGTGTAGATATTGAAAAAGCACACCAAATGAAAAAAGAACTAACTTATCATGAAAGATTTTTATTACACAAAATAAAAGGTGAAACAAATATTGATACACAAATCTGGGCAGCTAGATCTATTGCAAATGTATTTGATGTATTAAGATTAGAATACCCACGCACAGATAAAACAGGTGCACCATCGTTTACTAAAAATTTTTTACAAGAGCACAAACATCCTGTTGTTAACATGATTGCACAAGCAAGAGAAATAAACAAAGCACATACAACTTTCATAGATTCTATCATTAGGTACGAGCATAAAGGTAGAATCCATGCTGAGATAAACCAACTCAGATCACAAACCGGGGGCACGGTTACTGGTAGGTTCTCCTACCAGAACCCAAATTTACAGCAGATACCTGCTAGAAATAAAGATCTTGGACCTAAGATAAGGTCATTATTTATACCCGAGAAGGGCCATAAGTGGGGTGTATTTGACTATTCTCAACAAGAGCCTAGGTTGGTAGTGCATTATGCTGCGTTGTATAAATTACCCTCTGTTTATGATGTGGTAGATGCATATGAAAACGATTCAAACTCAGACTTTCACCAGACTGTTGCAGATATGGCAGACATACCTAGATCACAGGCTAAAACAATTAACCTTGGATTATTTTATGGAATGGGTAAAGCAAAACTACAGGCTGAACTAGGTGTAACAAAAGAGAAGGCAGCAGAATTATTTAATACATACCATAACCGTGTACCATTTGTTAAACAACTTATGGAGAAAGCATCTAACAGAGCACAAGACCGTGGACAAATCCGTACATTGTTAGGACGACTATGCAGGTTTCACCTATGGGAACCTAATAGTTTTGGTATGCATAAAGCTATGTCTCATGAAGATGCACTCAGGGAACATGGACCAGGAATTAGAAGAGCTTATACATACAAAGCACTTAATAAACTTATTCAAGGATCGGCTGCTGACATGACTAAGAAAGCGATGTTAGAACTATATAAGGAAGGTATTATACCACATATACAGATACACGATGAGTTAGACTTATCAATAGAGAGCGAAGAACAAGCTAAAAAAGTTATTGAGATTATGGAACATGCTGTTACACTAGAAGTTCCTAATAAAGTGGACTATGAGTCCGGAAATAACTGGGGGGAAATAAATGATTAAAAACTTAAAAGATAAAGCGCAACACACTTGGTTGATGCACAGAGAGTACATCATTGGTGGTGTTGTAGGTTTCATCATTGGCGCAATAATTTTGTAAAATGCTACTGATTGATACTTACTTAGATAAAAGTAAGATACATGGTGTAGGGGTTTTTGCAAAAGAGAATGCTAAAAAAGGTGAAAAAATAAAAGAGGTAAGACCAGAGTTTGAAATAGAATTCAATAGTGAGAACTTACCTCGAATGCCTTTAGCTCTTGCAAAATTTATTGACACACATTCTTACGAACGAGAACTGGGATCTAAAATGTTTGTGATGGGTATTGATAATGAAAAATATTTAAATCATAGCACAGACCCTAGTGTTAATGATGATGGAATAGCATTGAGGGACATTGTAATAGGCGACGAAATTACAATAGACTATCGAGACTTTGATGATAGTATGAAAGCATGGCTTACTTAAACGCAAACATCCCTGCAACATATGCACAAATAAAAAGAGAATATTTATATGATCTTAAAAAACACCATGGAGAAGTTGAAGATTGTGTTATCTTTGGTATGTCTGCTTTGGAAGGTCGTGCTATATTATTTCATGCGATTATGGAAAATGGTGCAGTCTTTTATAGACTACCTATTAGCGCCTTCATTCAAAGAGGATTTAAACCCGAAGATGTACCAAAAAGAAGACTGGATGAATTACAGCTTTGGAATTGTTTTAGTTATTATCCTGCTGTCACTTCTTGGGATTTTTTAGTATCACAATCAGGTAAGTACATAGGTAAAGATAAAAAGTGGCATAGAGGTAAATATTTATTTACTATTGACTTTGCTCACCCAGACGCTAACATAATAGACACTGATCATTCAGAGATTCCGCACGAGCACAAGTGCGCTCACATACTTGCTTTAGATGATGGCAACTATGCAGCACAGCCAAATAACAGATTAATATGGGACATACCATCTTTCACAGTGAAAGATACTATTCCTGACTGGAAAGTGCAGACATCTGAATGGAACGTAGAAGACAGCACTCAGTGGAGAACAGAAGATACTGACAATTTCTTTTACGAAATAGAGGAAAAAAAATGATGAGGTATTGTTATGAACTACTATTTTACGGGTTTATTGATAGTGCTATTGTGTTTATTGACTCTTTGTGTGGCTCCCATACAAAACCCAGCATTGAAAACTGAGACAAAAAATATTATACTCCCGAAACCAAAACCAAAAATAAATGAGTAATAGACCTTTAAACATATCTGACGAAGCAAAAGTGCAAATGCCTATGAAGACCGTAGTGTCTTTGATCACGATGGTAGCAATTGGGACCTGGGCTTATTTCGGTATTATTGAAACTCAAAACAAATTGAGCACGCAAGTAGAGTTAATGCAAAAAGATTTAACTGAGAACACAGAATTTAGAATCAAATGGCCTCGTGGACAACTAGGTTCATTGCCCGCCGATTCGGAACAATTCATGATGATCGAGGATCTTTATAAGACCACGGATAAGCTTAACGCACACATCGAGTCGATGGCTTTGAATAAGGTAAACATCGAGTTTTTAAGAAAGCAAATGGATAAGGTTTTGATAGATATTGAAAAACTAAAAGATGCAAATAGAGAAATGAAATACACAAATGGTAACGGACAATGATAGAAGCTGTTGTAGGATTACTGATGTTTATCAACGGAGAGATTAAAGAGGCACGACTGCAAGACTCGATGGCTATGTGCCTTCGCGGGAAGCGTGAAGCGGAGAGGACCTTTTCCGAATCTGTTACATATAAATGTTGGAAGGGTAAAGCAGAATTAGAAGATAATATTGATGGATCAAAATCAATCAAGAAGCTTATCATTGAGTAATGAAGAAAGCAAATAAGAAGCGTAATCCTGTCGCAAAACAATTAAGACATTTTAAAAATAAAGTGATAAAGAATAAAAGAAGATATGATAGAAAAAATTTACGCAGAGATAGTTAACGGAAAGTGTCCAACCTGCGATGAACTAACAATGTTGGTTGGAATTACACACGATCGTTATAGATGTATGAACTGTGGATCTGATTTAATACAGCATATTAATGGTAAAATAAGTTATCTACCTACGTTAAGTGCAACTGAAGATGGTAAATATTTTGTAAGAGAGTGGTTGCGTGAGTAAGAAAAAAGGTAGTTTATACGGTAAAAAAATAGAACACGAAGCTGTATTTCACAAGACAAATATAGGTAGAAATCCTAGCAAAGCAAAAATGAACAAGCACCGTCGGCGTTCGTTCAAAAAATACCGGGGCCAGGGAAAATAATACTTGACATTATTTTATGGGATATTATATTACCCATATGAAAGAAAAAAGAATAACAGTAACAAGTAAAAACATTAGTTCCAAACAATGGGCTGCGTTAGTATTAGAATTAAATCTAATGACAAAAGCGTGGGCTCCTTATGCAAGACTAGAGTTACAGGGACCAGGGCTCAAGAAAATTATAGCCTTTGGCACTAAAACAAATGATGACAAACGACCTAGATAACCTAGCAATTCTTTGGAATAAAACCAAAGACCCAAAGTATAAAAAACTTTGGTACAAACAAGTAAAGGAGATAGCACAGACACATGGATATTATAATTCTAAACGACGGTGTTTACCATTTAATCCCAATAACGAAAAAAATATTGGATGGGATAGCACTGACAAGTGAAATTGATTGTTTTGATTTGTGTGAAATACTTAGATTAAAACTAACTGGGTATGTTGATACACTGAATTTGCATATGATGAACGATGGTAGTGGTGCCTTCGTTGGTTGTATGTGCCGATGATGAAAAGGACCTCCGTCCATACAACGCCTCGCGCTAGTCCCTGTACGGCAACCTAAGAAGCAGCAAGTACTGTGGAGGTGTGGAGCCTTTGCTCTCCTAGGAGTACGTGCACGGAAACTAGGAGGGTTGATATGAAATAGTATTTTCTGGCGTACAAGTAAATCTAATGTACATATTGTATTTGTTAATATCTTCTCGACCAATCTCTTCTAATTTTCTTTGTGACTCTTCATAACCAAAATGTAAACAGTCGTATTGAGTGTTAAATGTCTCTGGCCAAGGGTAAGGTGGCATACATGTGTTTGCAACTTGCGAACATATAATTAAACTTAATAAAAATTTCATTGACACCTATTGTATATTGTGAGATAAATCCCATATTATGTTAAATAAAGAAAGGAGTGTATCACAATGACTGATATAACTAAATATAAAAACGTATCACTGAGTCATAAAACATATGACTTGATTGATAAGATAAGAAAAGTAATACAACCAGACACGGTTCTGAGTAGATCACAAACTATAAGTATTTTAGTAAATGAGAAAGCGAGGAAACTGAATGGCAAAACCAAAAAAGACTAAAGTTATTTGTCCGGTATGTAAAGGTAATGGGTACGTTAGAATCCCATTTAAATTAGCAAGAGAAGAAGTTACTGCACAATGTGGTGTATGTGATTCGGAAGGAGAGATAGATGCGGATCAACGTGATGATATTTATATTGATTCTGATGGTATCCACAGGCTGCACTAAGTTTGAGTTTGATGGATTCGATCCTACCACAACTACACTAAGATGGATAACAAAGGAGTTAACGGATGAGTAAACGCGGACCAAATGATCTTGAAGAAACAATAGAAAAACTTCAAGCAGAAAAGGTGGCTCTGTATGCAGAAGTTAAAAAATACAGAGAAGAAAACGATGCTTTGCAAAAACAAAAAATATTTTTGCAGGGTAAGTGTAGAACGGCTGGTGGTGTCATACTAGATCAAGGGGTTAAAATTAAAACTCTTGAAAAAGAAATTGACAGATTATCAGAAGAAAATAGCAACATAAGAACGGTGTTAAAAAAATGACAGAAGAAATAAAATACGGTATTCTTACCTGGGGGCCATGTGTGGTTCAGTTAAAGATCACCGAAGACTTTAGAAAAAAACTTTTATCTGAAGCAGAACAAAGCAAACAAGAGGCTTTAAAATTTAATCACAAACTTGCAGGAGTCATTAAGGAAGAGTACACGTATCGTAACAAAGAAATGTTTTTACCAGAAATATCTCAAGTTCTTGGTGTGTATGATCAAGCGTACCAGAAGTTTAAAAACAAACCTTACGACGAAAAACCAGAGTATTTATTAAATGAGTTGTGGGTAAACTTTATGAAGAAGAATGAGTTTAATCCACCACATGACCATGCGGATCAGTTGTCGTTTGTTATATTTTTAGACGTGCCAGAAGAGATACACAAAGAGCAAAAAGAATACAAAGGACAATCTGGTGGTCCTGGAAGTCTATCGTTTTTGTATGGTGAAGGTAATAGACAAGCCATTACTTATCAAGGCATTCGACCTAACAATGGTGACATGTTTATATTTCCATCTTGGGTTAAACATTACGTGGCACCATTTTATTCAGATGTAACTAGAATATCTGTGTCCGGGAATGTTGCTAATTCTATAGATCTAAACAAGGTAAAACATTACACAAAAGATAACCTTGCTAATGAGAAATCGTAAACACATCAAGGGAGATACCGCAGAACTAATAGCTGCCCAGTATTTTATTGATAGTGGTTGTTATGTTTTTAAAAACATATCACAGCAAGGACCTGCAGATTTAGTTGTTTTAAATTTAAATGGTGGTGTTGACCTGTACGATGTCAAGGCTTTTTCTATAAGAGACAAAAACGGATGGAAGGTTAACAGATCTTTGTCAGATTTGCAAAAGAAATGTAACATAAAATTTTTATATGTAGATTTAATTAATAAAAAAGTATTAGATTATTTACCCGAAAAGAAAAAATATGAAAAAAAGAAATAGAATATCTCCAACAGAAAATCGTAATATTGTGTTAGAATTACACGCAGAGTGGTTGTTTCAAAATGGTTATCTAAAAGAATGGAAAGATTGTTTAAAAGAAGCAGAAGACTACAAGGCAGGTTATGACTGGAGACAGAGTAAAAAGAAATACAAATACCCTGCAAAGGTAATAGACTTGAAACAATATAAAATAAATAAAATAATGATGTGGGAGTAGAAATGACGTTGACATATGGAATAGGAATGTTTGTTTATGGTATGGGCTGTATCGCTATTGGTGCAATCGTAGCCTATAAAATAATAAACAGAAAATCTCCGGAAGAAAGGGAGAACGAAGAGTATCTGAAAGAACTAAAGAAAAAATTATGATGAAGACAATCGCAGATAGGGATAATTGGGATTTTAAACCTGATGATATAAATGTTTGGGATAACTTCTTTACTGATGAGTGTCTTAAGATATTAAAACACAGGGTCCTCTATGCAAAACATTTTGATCTAGAGTACAAGAATTACTACGCCATAGATTATTTTAAGAATGATGATTATCTAAGTGAACTCATAGCTCATCAGCTATCTGCCAAGATACCGTTGCCACCTTTTAAAAGGGCGTGGAGTTTTGTATATCATGTACACGAAGGAGAGGGAGTCTATCTTCACTCTGATCCTTCTATAATTAATCTAAACATATGGGTATCGGGTGACGATATTGTAAAAGATAAATCTAAGAACGGACTGACAATCTACAAGGTCAGGCCCCCGGAAGATTGGACAAGAAAGGATTGGAATAATAACGCAGAAAAATCATTAGAATATGTTAAGTCTAAGAACGTACAGCCAACAGAGGTGCCTTATAAAAGTAATAGAGCTATCTTTTTTGATGGTGCATACTTTCATGCCTCTAATGGTATCTCTACGAGAGGAGGCTTTGAGAATCAGAGGGTCAGTTATACTATGTTGTTTGGAGAACCGGGATGGAGCAAATGAAATGGAATAAGAGATTTATCTACCCAAAGAGCAGTAGAAGCTTAGTCATGGGTCAAAGACACTACGAAATAGGTAATGATAAGTTACCATCTGTAACGACTATCTTATCACAAACACAGTCAGAAGAGAAGAAGAAAAGTCTTGCTGATTGGCGGGCTAAAATGGGCCCAGAAGCAGCAGATAAAGTTAAGGATGTAGCAGCCACACGCGGTACAGCCATGCACAGGTATTTAGAGGCTTATATTGATGGCACAGGGCACAAGGACCTTACCGCGCTAGGCGTACAGGCCGAGACTATGGCAAACAAGATTATAGAATCAGGGCTCAAGGACCTGGGAGAAGTATGGGGCAGTGAGGTAACATTACACTACCCTGGATTGTATGCAGGTCAGACAGACGTTGTTGGAGTATACGACGGTCAACCAGCGATTATTGATTTTAAACAGACAAATAAACCTAAAAAACGAGAGTGGATTAACGATTATTTTGAGCAGCTGGGCGCCTATTGTATGGCCCACAACTACGTTTATGGCACCAAGATACAGTCTGGAATCATTCTAATGTGCAGTAAAGATTTTTTATTTCAAAAGTTTGAAGTCTCCGGAAAGGAATTTGTGAAACATCAACACAACTTTCTTAAGAAAGTTGACCAATTCTACCAACAAAAACCACGTGAAACACAAAATGTACCAGAGGGTGAAGACCACCAGAATACAAAAAATGACCCAAAAGTACAGTAAATTAGACCATAATCGTTCAATCATCCCATTGTATACACTTTTCTGTATAAAAAAACAAAATCATTTTTATTTTTTTTCAAAACCGGTTACAATTGGTACAAATGCTAGAAGTATTGTATACCAACACTTATTCGCTCAAAATTGTATCTTAGACCAGGATACAATTGGTTACAAAAGATACAAAAGTGTAAAAAAACCAGTGTTTACAACGATTTAAGGGACGCGCGCACATGATTTACGTTTTTATATTTATAAATATCTGTAGAGGGAGTATACATAGCCGATGAGAAGAGCCAAAAAATCTAAATACCGACATGTAGTAATTAAAAATAAAAAATATTATTTTTATACAATCCGTTGGGTCGACATCACGGGTGATGCGGGGCATTCGACAGCCGAAGAGTTTTTAAAATTTAAACCTACAACTATGGTAACACAAGCATATGTGTTTAAAAAAGATAGAAAACACCTTTGGACTTTTGCTAGTTATGAAGAGGGTGATGAGTTGTTTAGTGATAGAAATGTTTTTCCAATTGGTTGTGTTGTAAAGATGGAAAAATTAATTGTCTGAGTTATCTTCGTAGTCGCCTTCAACAAGTTTTTGAGCAGCAATTCTTTCTTTGTTAATCTCTTCAATTCTTTTAATCTCAGCAAGTTTAGCGTCTTTGGCCATTTGATTTACGTTTACATTGTAATTAGTTACTGAGAACATTCCTGTTGCTTTACCTTTTATGTTAAGCAATGGAGCTATACCTTTGATGGAACTTTCGGTGTTAAAATTATCTAGTTTGTTGTGAGCTAACGCTATATCTTTAATGAATGACCCATGGCTAACTTTGTATGCTCTGTTTACCTCGTTGCTCTTTTGTTGGTAATAAGCCAATACTTTTGGATTCTTCATAAGTTTATAAGCAGCTTCGTCAGCACAGTTTTCAGAGTATCCTGCCCTGATAGCAGCGTCTCTACGTGTTGTCCTACCTTCGTGATAGATTAAATAATCTACGAACCTACGTTGCATCTCAGTGATCTTAATAGGAGCTAAATAATCAATCTTCTTTTTGACAAGATTTTGTTTGTTTTTTGCCATACTTGAATATATACATAAAATCTTATATAAACACAACACATGAAAGCGAAAGAACTCAGACAGTATTTAGATAAATTTTTAAAATCTGAAGCAGCTAAAAATGCTAGAGTCCAAATTGAGATGCCTAATGGTGACAAATTAGACGTGTATGAAATTCAATTGTTGGAATCTAGAATGATTGGTGATAGAGACACGCACATATTAAATTTGAAAGGAACTAGGTTAAAAGCCACTTGGAAGATGCCCAAAATAATTGGCAAATTATAGGGGAGGTGACCCAGTTGAAATTAGAGAAGGATTTGTGGCGTGAGCTTAAAAGAATTAAAAGTAAAATTAAGTGGACAAGACTGGAAAACCGTAGCTTATTGGGCACTCCCGATCTATTGGGTTATAATGATACTGGCAGGTTTTTCACTGTTGAATTGAAGGTCAGATTTGGTCAGAAAATTCGGCTATCACCCCACCAAATAAGCTTCCACGTAAAGCATCCTAAGAATACATTTATTCTTGTTGCTTGTGGCCCGGATAAGGGGAAGGTTTGCTTGTACCCTGGTTCTGGGGTACTTTCGCTTGTGAACTTTGGCTTGAAGCTTGAACCCTTGGCTCGAGGGCTTGAGGACTCGGTTCGTTTGCTTGAGAGCTTGTAGGCTTGCGGGCTTGCAGCCTCCGTTGCTTCCTGAGCTCAGCATAATATTTCGGATGTCTAAATACCATTAATGTTTACCGTAACACACGTTAGGTGTGGACCTGTCCCAGCACTGTCTGCAGCTGCCGCACTCGTTGCTCTGATCAGGCGCCGGGCATGACCTGCCATCACCGCTGGTTACAGTCGACGTCCACGGCCATTGCTTCACCGGTCCCTGGTTTATCATGTGTGAAGACATTCTAATGATTAAGTTTGGCGGAACTGTGGCCGGATCTAAATCTTTTAATAGTTGAGCTTCTCGCGTTGGCAGCCAGTGCCGGGTCCCTGGTGTGCGCTTGCACACTTCAAAAATTAGTTGTAAGTGCTCGGGCCCTTGCAGGTCTCCTGAGTCGTGCCACCTGAACCAGTCCTGGCCCTTGATTAACACAACCATGGCTTCAACCCAGCGCGGGTCCTTCAGAGCTTGCAGCCTTCGTTGTAATGCTTCCTGGACGTTGCGGAACCTGTAGCGGCCCTTCAGAGCGTAACAGCCAGCGCAGACGCTGCCAGGCACTTGGACCAACTTGGCGCCAGTCTTACATGCAACAGCCGGCAGGTTGAAAGCTGGACCAGGCATTTTGGATGGCTTCGACAGGCCGCCTGTTATTTGTCTTGCTTCTTTTTTTAACATAAGTTTCCTTTCGTTTTAAATCCCATTATATCCTAGAGCTTGGGACCTGTCAAGCTTGAGAGCTTGAGCCCCCACTTCATGAGGAGCCCGGGCGGGCCCACCCAAAAAAAGGGCCGGGCGCATTGCTGCGCCAGGTCCGTTCCTAACAGATCGGAATTAGTTTGATTTCTTTGCTTTGCCACCCTGCATCTCAATACTATCTTGTGGAAACTTACCAGACAATAGTTTACCAATTTGCGAGATCATTTTGACTTCAGCGTGTTTCTCGTGTTTGTCTTTGTATTTTATATATTCCTTGTTCCTGATCACAGGCTCAAATTTAGTATAATAAGCAAAAACGCCTCTGTCGTATCCGTCTTTAGTCTTATAATGTTTTTGAGTTGATACATGCCATTGATTATCTTTGTAGATATAAATATATTCTATAAATATATCTCCTTTCATTGCATCCATAAACATCCACTCGTCCCTGTACTCTTTAGCTGGATCCTCTTCGCGGTCCCAATCTCGAGCGTAAAAACTACACTCTTCAATAGTGTCTCCCAGGTATGACGCGTCTCCATGCTCAAAGAGTTGGGCTGCAAACTCAGGTTGGTCCCAATGATCAACCAATGTTTTTCCAACGCCGTATGGATACCCATCAGAGTGAACATATATCACTTTCACTTTTTTTGTCTTTGGGTCCTCTATTGCTATATTACTTCTTGTTGACATAATTGTTTTTCCTTTCTGTTGTTATCTTATAATATCCCAGACCAGCTGTCAAGGCTTGCGGCTTGACGCCTGACTCGAAAATTATTTTTTAATTCTAGTTGTAGTTGCACACTTTTTACATGTGCAAATACAACCGACCAGTTTAGAATGATTCTAAACTAATTCTGTAAATCCTTTCTGCTTTGAGGGGCATTCCACACTGGAACTACCTCCCCTCAAATGCTCACATAGTTATTTAAGTTTTTGTAAATAAATTAACATAATATCTTATATAATCCCTTGACAATAAATGTCAATAGTATAAATTTATTTTTATGCAAATAATAAAAAACAGAAAGGAAATAACATTATGAGCAGAATAAGACTAAACCAAGAGTACAGGAATAAAATCGCAAATCGTATGCGAGTACATCTTGAACAAGAAGACACAAAAGAAAAACAAAAGTATGATGAACTGAAAGCAAACCAGATTGATCTAAATGACAATGCGTGGAAAGTTGCTGAAACAATAGTAAGACGACATTATACTGATGATGATGTTGAAAAAGCAAGATACCTACAAAATAAATTTGAGAATGTAGATACTATTGCAAAAGATAGTTGTTTTCATTTTCATTACATGGGTGAGGTTGAAAGTAGAGATTATGATAATAATCCTATCATGGAACAAAAAGCTATTGAAAAACATTTTGATTTTCGTTTGAATGGTTCAATAGATATGGAAAATAATTCTTCTTATTCAACCGACAATGAATATGGTTATGCTTTGTATCGTGATGAGTTAAAAGCACAAGAAGATTGCAACCCAGATATTTTGATTGAACAAGAGGGTAAAGATCACAACCCACATAGAACAAAATATGTTGAGGCAAACAATAAGTATCTTGGTGATGATGACAAAGGTTATGGCAAACAATGGAATGAAAAATATCAATTAGATTTAATTGGTAGAAATTATTGTAGAGATCGTTCTATTGCTTGTTCTGAACAAGAGTTTATGATGTTGCAAGAATGGAAATCTCAAAAAGGTAAATTTGTTGTTGCACATTATAAATGGATTAAATCTATTTTAGATCAAATGAAAGAAATTAAAATTGGTCTAAAAGGTTATAAATATTTAGATGAGGCGATTGAACTTTCAAAAGAACTTGGTTTAAATATTAATGAGGCAGAAATAATTAGAACTAATAGTACAGGGCTAGTTATTTATAATCCTAAAAATCTTGCTGAAAGAATTAAAGGCATGAAGAATAAGGGTTCATCAAGAGAAGAAAAAATAAAAGCTAGACTGTTATACGAGCAACAACAGGCAGAAAATAGTTTAAATTAAACTATTGACAATTCTGGGATATTCGTGTTAATATCCCAGAATAACAGAAAGGAAAATATGAAACTAACAGAAGAAAACATAGCAGATATTCCAAATAAGTTTTTTGTAACTTATTTTGCGAATAAACATAACAAGTACATCACTAGAAAAGGTCAATGGTTTAAACCAGATACCGACAAAGAAAGTAAGGCGTTTGTTTCAAAGAATGGAATTCTTTGTTTCGTGTATTGGGATTTAGACGCAGACGGGTGGAGAATGGCAACCAACGAGATAGTAATGAGGGCAATATGATTTATTTTTTAATTAGAAAATTTCATATTGCAGACGGCAACATGAAACCAGAATACAGGGTTGAAAAATATACTGACAACATAGACGAGGCAAATAAATTTCTATCTGCCTTAAATTTGTTAGAAGATAATAAACATATCTCGTGGCATATCGTTCAACACAATTTTGATGAACCATTAATCTTAACAAAGGAAGTTGCTTAATGACAGACAAAGTCGATAGTGCAATTTATATTTTTGACTCGGAACAAAACCGAGTCAAAACTATTAGACTGCAAACTTTTTTAGATAGAGTTAATAATATTTTAAGGAATGAAAACAAAATTTATTTTGCTTTAAAAGATGAGGCAAAAAAATTTAGAAAGGAATATAATAATGACAACGCATAATTGGTGTCATAATCCAAAATGTCATACCTATCAAACAAGTGACAGGGTACGAGGTACAGGCGACAACAAAGTATTGAGAACAAGAAAGGTAAAAATTAACACAGGAAATTACGAATGGTATAATTCTATTTGGGATTATTTTTGTAATCAAGGTTGTTTAATGGCTTTCTTATCTCAGTTCGCAACAGAAGTAGTTGCGATTGCACCTGTTACTAAACCAAGTGAAACTCCAATCAAAGTTGAAAAAGAAAAATATCAAACCTATAGATTTAGGTGGACAGAAAATAATGGAGGTGAACGAGTACCATACCAAGCAACGAGGACAAAAATTATGGACAGATAACCCAGAATATCCTATGCAATAATTGCATAGGATAATCCCAGAAACTATATGCAAAAACTGCATAGCTCGAGCCACTATGAGGAGCGCGGGCGGGCCCACCCCAAACCAATAGAGGTACCAGGCCCAAGCAACAATCCAAACAAAAAACAAAGACCCAACCCCCCTAAAAAACAAAAGGGGTCCCAGACCTAGTGTATATTGCTTAATTCAGACAGTTAGTCTATAAGAACAAAAACATATTAGTGATATGCAAGACGGAAAAAATTTTACAAAAAAATATTCAGGTTTGCTTCCTGAAGAAGAAGCACATCTACTAGAGTTAAAACGTAGCGTAGCTTTGGATGATGCTAAACCAAAAATTGCAAAAAATTTTTTAAGTTTCGTAAAATACGTTTGGCCTGAATTTATTAAAGGTTCACACCATAAAATTATTGGAGAAAAATTTAACGATTTGGCAGAGGGTCGATGTAAACGATTGATCATCAATATGCCACCAAGACATACTAAGTCGGAGTTTGCCTCATACTTACTTCCGGCTTGGATGATTGGAAATAATCCCTCTATGAAAATTATTCAAGCTACTCACACAGCTGACCTTGCAATTGACTTTGGTCGTAAAACTAAAAACTTAGTTGATGATGAAAAATATCAAGAACTTTTTTCAACTAGGTTACAAGAGGACTCACAGGCCGCTGGTAAATGGAAAACGGAACAGGGAGGCGAATACTTCGCAGCCGGTGTCGGTGGAGCAATAACAGGTCGTGGTGCTGATCTATTAATCATTGACGATCCACACAAAGAACAAGATATTAAAAAAGAAGGTGGTAAAGCTTTTGAGAAAGCTTTTAATTGGTATACGTCAGGTCCACGTCAACGTCTACAACCTAATGGAATTATTGTAGTCGTAATGACTAGATGGTCTACAAAAGATATAACTGGTGAGCTTATAAAAGCACAATCAGAAAAAGGGTCGGATAAATGGGAGGTCGTAGAGTTACCAGCTATCTTACCAAGTGGCTTACCGGTATGGCCAGAGTTTTGGAAAAAAGAAGAACTACTTCAAACAAAAGCTTCAATTCCTGTTGCAAATTGGAATGCTCAATACATGCAAGCACCAACTGCAGAAGAAGGGGCTATACTCAAACGAGAATGGTGGGTAGATTGGGAAAACACACAACCACCGCCATTAAATTATATTGTCATGTCCTTAGATACTGCATTTACTAAATCCACATCATCAGACTATAGTGCTATTACCATGTGGGGTGTATTTAATACTGAGGCTAATGGAGAGGGAATTATATTACTTAACGCTTTTAAAGGCAGGTATGACTTTCCAGAACTTAGAAGAATCGCTCTTGAAGAGTATCAAGATTGGCGACCTGATATGGTAATTGTTGAGGCAAAGGCTTCAGGGCTGCCTCTAACCCACGAGTTAAGACAAATGGATATACCCGTTATTAACTTTACTCCGAGCCGAGGAAATGATAAACAATCTAGAGTAAACTCAGTAGCTCCGCTTTTTGAAAGCGGCAAAGTTTTTGCTCCTATGCATGAGCATTTTGCTCAAGAAGTCGTAGAAGAATGTGCGTCTTTTCCATTTGGAGATTACGATGACTTTGTGGACAGCACAACCCAAGCTATTATGAGAATAAGACAGGGCGGTTTGGTTCGACACCCTGAAGATTATAAAGATGAACCGATTGTAAGAGGACACTTAAAGTATTATGGCTAAAAAAGAATTAGTAGAAAACATTATCAGACTGTATTCAAAACTAGGTGGGAATATTGGTGATGTCCTTGGTTCCCGATCCAACATAACTTTTCTAGGTAGAGGTAAGAACCCAGAACCATTTGTCGAAATGGACATTAACGTAGAAGCTGTGGGTGCACTCGGTAAATCAAATATATTAAAAGAATTAAAAGGCCCTATGGGGTATCTGACTGCTGACAAGTTAAACGATGTTCAAGCAGGTAAATTATACCAAAATATGTTAAAGCTCGATGAGTTTTATAACCCTAGACAAGTTTCAAACATCACTGACCTGGCAACAGGGACCAGGGATCTTACAGCTGAAGGTTTGGGTTCTCTTAGAACAAGAACGCCAACTAAAAAAATGATTGATGATGCAATTGAAGATGCATCACCAGGATTTGCAAACGACAGAAAAGTTGATGCAGAATTAGTAGCAGAAAATTTGGCACAAAGAATGGGATTAGTCTACGATGATCTTCCAACAAAACAAAGATTAGATCTTTATGATAAAGCATTTCAAGGTTTATCAAAACAAAGATTTGGTGACTTACCACCACCAGGTTCGCGTGGAGGACCAGAAGATATTGCAGCACCAGTTCAATCAGCTGAAGAAACAATCAGACAACTTAGAATACAAGATCCTGATCTAGCTGACCAAGTTAGAAAAATGGTGGATCAAGGTATAATGAGTGTTGGTAACAGAGGTGACATACCAATTAAAAGAGCAAATGCTAGAGAGTTTTTAGTAGAGGCATTAAAAAAAGATACGTTAGATCCTAAGACATCAGGATTTGGTAGAACAAATTTAAATGATGTTGTGTCTGCAGAGGACGTAAAATTTATTACTGAAGGTGGTGGA